GCTGAACTTATCGAAAATAATAGAATATTGTCTGAAGAAAATAATAGTATGAAACCTAAAGCATTAGAATATGATTTATTTCTATCCGGTAAAGACTGTCAAGAAGTTGGTATAGTTGCAAAGTCTTTTAATATCGGCAGGAACAAATTTTTCAATATGCTACGAAAAGAAAAAATACTTATGAGTAATAACGTGCCATATAATGATTATAAAAAATATTTTAAAGTGATTTATAAGTCGGTTAGTATAAATGGCGTTATAGATAATAAGCCGGTTACACTATTTAAGCCATCCGGTATATCTTATATTGCTAAAAGATTTAAATTAGTAGAGGTGAAATAAAATGAGTTCCTGTTATATATGCGGCAAGCAAGCGACACAGCTTCACCACAGATTCCCGCAATATAAGCGATATAAAAAGTTATATCCTAATCATATTCATCATCCGGATAATTTAATGGATATTTGTGAAAACTGCCATTTAACAAAGCCGGTAGAGCATTGGACAGAGAAAGAATTTTGTGAATTTTTTAATATTGAAATAAAATCTAAATCAGGTCAAAAAGTGTTGACATATGATTAGTATATAGTTAATGTCAATATATGGAGGACGTTATGAAATGTGGAGACTGTATAAACTATGGAACGTGCAGATTGACTTGTAATGTTGTTAGAACATCGGATATATGTTCAAGTTTTTTGGGGAAATTAAGTTGTGATGGTTGCAAGTATGATAATGATAGATTTTCCGATATATGTTATCACGACTGTATAATGTTTTCAGATTATGAAAAAGAATATATTGGAGAACCAATAGTAAAAGATGAAAGTATATCATGCGGAAATTGTAGTAATGATGATGAAGATGGATGCCGAGTCGCTTGTATTAGAAAAGAATATTTTGCACCAAAGGAGACAAAAATGAAACAGAGCGATATTGACAACATAATATTAGGAAACTCACAGATAAATAACCCCGATAAATGGAGCGTGAAAATGAAACCACAATTTACAGAAGAAGAGGCGCACGACTTTTGTGTCGATATGCAGTTTTCTAATGTGCTAACAGTAAAACAATATATGAGAGAAAAAGGTTACATCCTCAAATCTGATCATGAAATATTGATTGAAGAAGCGGAAGAACTATTTAATAATAGACGTCAGCATGAATGGTCATGGGTAATGTCAAAACAAAATGATTGTATCCAACAATTGAAAACCGAACTAAATAAAAGGAAAGACAAATGAAAGAAATGACCGACAAGCAGAAGCATTGTTTGGAATTGATAATAAAATATAAATCTGAAAAAGGCTATTCACCAACTTTAAGAGAACTGGGAGATCTTCTAGGAGTCAACCAGGGGGCAGCGTTAAGTCATGTGAAACTACTTGCCAAAAAAGGGTATATCCATTACAGTTCTAATGTTGCAAGAAGTATTGTCGTATTAAAATTATCAGAATAACCGGAGGATTAAGATGAACAGAGAGCTTGAATTCAGATGTTATGACTTAACCAGAGATTTAATGATTTACGATAGCTTTCTCATAAACTGGAAAGGTCAATTACATAATAGACCAAACAATCCTAATTATATTATTATGCAATATACAGGACTAAGCGATAAAGATGGGGTAAAGATTTGGGAAGGAGATATAGTTAAAACTGAAGAGAGTGACGATGTCTACGAAGTAATATTTTATATGGGAGCATTTAGATCAGCTACTCTCCCTAACAAAATACAAGTATATGATATTGGGATTCACCATATTCATAATTTAGAAGTCATCGGAAACATATACGAAAAACAAACAGAGACAAAAGAACAATTATGCCATGGAGGATTAAGATGATAAGAACAGTAAGCAAGAAATCAGAAGTTTATAAAGTATTCTGCAAAAAGACCGGAGAGGAAACGCTATTGATAAATTGTCATGACTGCGACCATTACGGCGGATATAACCCGAAAGGAAGAAAGCTGGATTGTAAAGATGATAATAAATAGCCCTGAAATAATAGTTGAGTCATTTCTAAAGGAATTAAATGTACCGTATGAAAAGGAATTCAGATTCCATCCTATAAGAAAATGGCGCGCTGATTATGCGATACCTTCAAAGATGATACTTTTAGAAATTGAGGGAGCCGTTTATCAGTCTGGACGGCATACAAGGGGAGAGGGTTATTCTAAAGACTGTGAGAAATACAACTCAGCTCAGATATTAGGATATAAGGTTCTAAGATACACTACAGGGCAAATAAAGACTAACCCTATACAGATATATAACGATTTAAGAGAAATTATTGCCTGATAGAAATAATAGAGGAGGAGATGAGATGATAGTTGTACCTGTTAAAAGTAATAAATATGGAAATATATCATTTTTTATTGACGGGGAGGACTTTGATAAGATTAAGGAATATACATGGGGTGTTAACTATAATAAGAATGCGGATTCGTTTTATATAAAGACAAATAAAAGATTAGATATAAATAAGAGAACTGTAATATTATTACATAGGTTAATAATGAATTATCCAAAAAACATGGTTATAGATCACATTAACGGAAATACTTTAGACAACCGCAAAGAAAATTTAAGAGTATGCACAATTGGAGAAAATTCTTGTAATTGTAAAAAATATTCAAATGGTAAATTATCAAAGTTTAAAGGGGTTTCTTTTGATAAAAATGTTAAAAAATATAAGGCCTATATAAAGAAAAACAGAAAATATATTCATCTTGGTTATTTTATGACAGAAAAAGAAGCATCAGAAGCGTATGATGTAGCATCTAAAAAATATCATGGAGAGTATTCAAAAACAAATTACAAATTACAAAAGGAGAATTAAGTAAGATGGAAAAGATTATACACGGATCAGTAATAAACCATTTTAATGAAAAATGTTTTTTAAAGTATATTGAAAATCCAAGAGGTCAAACTGAATGTTGTTTTTTTGATCACCCATGTGAGATCCATAAATACGACAAAGAGCAGGAGGTCAAAAATAATGCAACCATATGATAAATTGATAATGCAACAGCTTAAAGGTGAAACTCCGAAAGAAAAATATGATTACCTTTTAAAGATTCAAGATTTAATACATCGTACGGCTTTTCCGCAAAGAGGAAGTAAAGAGGAGCAGTGGGGTATCATGGAAGTAGTAAACGAAATCAATGAAAATGAATTAGTTGAATGGCATGGAAATTATAAAAACAATTAAACCAAAGGAGGACGAGAGATGAAGAAAGAATGGATATCTATTTGTTCAGCACATAGAAATAAAAGAGATAGCTGCGGAATTTGCAAATTTGGGTACTATGAATATACAAGGAGAATTAAGTAATATGGAAATAACATTAGACATATTTGTAAGAGTAATTTACCCGTTAGGTGGATTTATTCTATTGATGTTGGCTTTCATGGTAATGGATTAAATAATTAAACAGGGAGAGTGAGAGATGAGCTCATATGAAAAATTACAAAGTGTTTGGTATTTTTGCGACACAGAACAAAAAAGAATTTATGAGCATGGGGCACAAGAGGAATTGTTCCAACAGGGTTATATTTTGGCATTAAGAAAGGTGCAATATGAAATAAATCATAGATGTTCTGACGCATCAAAATTCGTAACATGTAATAATCAATGTACACCAAAAGAACAAGCAGGTCAATTTTGGGATGAAGAAAATCAATGTGATAGAAGATTGCTATAATGATTAAACCAAAGGAGGGCGAGAGATGAGTGACAAGCGAACAGACAAACCAATAGAAGATGAAATACATACATGGCAATGTACGGTTTGCGGTTCAGAAGATGAACCCTGCTTATTTGTAAATCCGGCGACAGAAGAAAAACCAACAGGATGTCCTTTAAAAATTGATACTCCAAAATGGAGATCGTTAGATTAATTACTTAAACAGGGTATTGTAAGGAGAAAAAAATGAAAGTAATATTATTTGTATCATTCATAACACTAATTATATGCCACATAGTCCAAATGTATTATTATGCTAAAAATAATGGAGATGACAATGAAAGATAACTATGCCAGAAACGTATCATTATCATGTTTACTAATTATTGTACTAATATCTTTATTACTTGGAATATTAAGTGGTATAACAATAATTAAAATAGACGATAAAATAGATGATTACCAAAGAAGCAATTTATGGATTATATACGGAAAATGAGGGATAAAATGGCAAATCCACAATTAACTAACAACGACTTAGAAATCCTCTCCATGGCTACAATATCCATTATAAAGGAATATGAGTCATGCAAATATTGTGGGGCACCAAAAAAACAATATAAATGCGATTACTGCGGAATAGAAAGCTATTGTACAGTAGATGCAACAGATCAAGCGTGGTGAAATAAAAAGTTATTGACAATTAAGCAAATAATGGAATAGATAGAGACATGAAAGAAGAGAAAGAAATCAAGATGACTGCAAAGCAAGAGGCCTTTTGTGCTGAATATTTAATTGATTTGAACGGCACACAGGCAGCGATAAGAGCCGGATATTCCGAAGACACCGCAGGAGTTATAGCATCAGAGAACCTAAAAAAACCTTACATACGTGAATATATAGATAGTCAGCTTGAAATCGGTATGCAGCATAGAAAAACAGAGCTTAAAACAAAAGTATTAGGTGAATTGAATAACATTGCATTTGATGAAGGCGAGATTTTAACCGATAAAGACGGCAATCCAATAAGCACACGCAAAACAGATAAATTAAAAGCTCTTGAATTGTTGGGTAAATATACTGTACTTTTTACCGATAAAACAGAGATAGACATAAAAGACAACACACCTATCAATATTGTTATAAATGGCGTTAAGTGAACATTGACATACCCGATAAACTCCTCCCGATTTTTACATCAGATAAAAGATTCATTGTTATATATGGGGGACGGGCAAGTTCTAAATCCCATTCTATCGCAAGACTTTTAATTGTCAGGGCCATGACTGAAAAATGCTTAATACTATGCACAAGGCATATACAGAAATCAATTGCAGCCTCTTCTTATTCCCTACTGGTTAAAATAATAAATGACTATGAACTCAATAAATATTTTACTATTGTTGAAAATGAAATAAGATGCAATCTAAACGGATCTAAATTCATATTTCAGGGATTATGGCAGAATTTAGATAATATCAAATCTATTGAGGGTGTTAAGTACGCATGGACCGAAGAATCGGCAACAATCAGCCCTGAAGCATGGCGGGTCCTTATTCCTACTTTAAGGATGGAAGGCAGTCAATTCTTTGTTACATTTAACCCACAAAGCCTTAATGATGAAGTATATAAAATGTTCGTTACAAATGTCCATCCGGACGCGCTTGTAATAAAGATAAACTATGATGAAAACCCTTTTCTATCAGATACAAGCAGAAAAGAAATTGATAGAATGAGAAAAGCGGACCCAGACCTCTTCAAGTGGATATATGATGGAGAAATAAGAGCCTTAACAGAATCAAATGTCTTAAGAAATATTGTCATTCACTCATTCGATATAGACATGGCCCGCCAAATGCACTACGGGCTTGATTATGGACATATTGACCCAACGGTCCTAATGCAATGCTATATTGCAGACAACGAGCTTTATATATGCCGGGAATATTACAAAACCGGACTTGACCCTGAGCAGATGAAGAAAGAATTAACGGACCTTGAATGGGCTTTAAATCAGCATATAATCGCAGACAGCGCAAGACCTGAATTAAGCAAGATGTTAAACGCATCAGGACGCTTCCAAGTAACGAGCGCAAGAAAGTCAATAGGACAGCCAGTTAAGGAAAATGCCTTTAAATTTGCTATGAGTATGTATCTAAAACAATTCAACAAAATACACATCCATGCTGATAATTGCCCGAATGCCTGTAAAGAGTTTACCGGGTGGTCCTACGAGACAGATAAAAATGAAGTGATACTTGAAAAGCTCCGGGATAAAGAGGACCACTGTGTCGATGCTGTTATATATGCTCTTGAACGGCCAGCATCGGTATGGTATAGATCCAATATATCAAGAGAACCAAAAAAGTAGTTGACAATCCACTATAATCCTGAAATACGTTTATTAACGCCTCCGAAGGCAATATATAACCTCAGGGTGATAAGGTGCGGCGGTTGCAAATAGACAACGCCGCTAAACCCTTCAGGAGTTTACATGGACAGCAAAGAAATATCTCAATATAAAAAATCATTAGACATCCGCAATAAAGACTACGAGAAAAACGCTTTATACTACGCCGGGAAAAACCCGGTAATTATGGCAGATAAGAACCTTGATAAATACGGGATATTATCTAATCAGGATAAAAGAATCCCTCTCCCGATATCAAGAAAGCTGATCAACACATGGTGCGGCTTCCAATTTTCAGATATTCAATACAAGGAAACCGGCAACTCCCTCACAAATGTATTCAGCTTTAAAAATCTTATGACTGAAGCTAATAAAACAATCGAAACAACCGAAAAAACCGAGTATATGAAATACTTTGAAGCAATCAATGATTATAATGATAACGACATACTTGACCTTGTAACTGCCATTGAATGCGGTAATCAGGGGCGCGCGTATAAGATATATTATTTTGCTGAACAGATGTTAAGATGTGATACAATCCCGGCCTGTCAGATAGAACCTATTTACACAGATACGCTTAACCCTATAATGGAAAAGGCTATCAGGTATTATTCAGACTGTAAGTATGCCAACGGCAAAGAAGAAAAGATTTATTACGCTGATGTCTATACAAAGACAGGGATTGACTTCTATATCGCAACGCAAGCGGATTACTCAGATGCAAGAGAGAACCCAGAGAAACCGGCCATATTATACAACGCTGCAAATAAACTACCGCAGAAAATACATATTATTGAATATAACATATTCAGAGATAAAAGCCCTCTTGTAGCTCATGCACAGGGGATAATGGATGAAGCCGATAGAATTATAAGCAAGAACATCGCTGAAGAGTTAGCAGAATTTAGAGGAGCATTATTAAGAATCTCCGAGTCAGCAGATGATATACACAGAGATGCGCAGGGAGAAACCGCACTTGACAGGTTTAAAAAGACCAGCATAGTCCCGTTCCAGACGAAAGACGATGTCCTCGAATGGGTGACTAAAAATATTCAGGATAGCTTCATTTTCGGTGCTTATGACAGACTGATTAAGCAGATCTTTGAACTGACAGACATACCTAATTTCTCCGATGGTGATTCCTGGGGGAATACAATATCGGGCGTATCTGCGGGTTATAGACTATTAGGATTTCTATTCCTATGTAATCAAACATTCCGCATATGGACAGAGGGCAAGCGACAAGAGATAGACTTAATCAACGCTTATGCTTCTATTCTCCCGGGTGGGGACGCTGTAAGGTCAAGTATGAATGAGCTTGATATAATCAGTAATCGAATATTGCCGAAGAATGTCCTTGAAAACGCTCAGATAGCTGGGATGCTGAAGGGATTAGCCCCTAACAGTGATCTTTTAAAAATGTTTCCAGATATTGTGTCAGATCCGGATAATGCAATGAAGGAGCTTGAAGATCAACTGGAAAAAGAAAATAATAGATTGATGGGTGGATTAAGCGAAACATCTGGGATGGGTGAAGATGAAAACCTAACTCCTCTTCCTGAAAATTCCACAGGTCAATCCTTTAACGGTGCGCAAGTACAGGCTATAAATGATATAGTAGCGAGCGTTGCAAGAGGCGACATATCAAGAGACTCTGGAATAAATCAGTTGATAATATTGTTTGGAATTACACCTGAACAAGCTGAAAGAATTATCGGAGAATCAGGAACAAAAACCGGAGCAGTTAAACAGGGCGCAGTAGTAAAAGCTATAGAAGGGGAAACGGTTAAAGCAGATGTTTCTATTTAAGCCAATCTGCTGAATAACAGAGCTATACTATTATATTAAATATGACAAGTTAATATCAGGATGCAGCTTTAAAGAACAGAATGACAGAAGTTTAAAATGTGAAATATGTGGCAAGGTTAGCAAATAAAAATATAGTGACACAATAATGAAATAGACGCTGCAATTGCATATAATAAAGCATCAACCGAGATATATGGTGAATTTGCAAGATTAAATATAATCGAGGATAAATAATGAGTATAAACAACCCACAGCTATACGTCAAAGAGTTTATAAATGAAGTTACAGTCTACCCTTATACGTGTTCCGGTAAGATGACCGGGATTGCAATAATTAACAACAATACAACTACTGCAATGACGGTAACACTAAACACATCTCCAGCGGTCACGATTCCTGTCCCGGCAAGCGGGATATTCGAGGATATATTCAACGGATTTACAACGGTAACGCACGCAGGCGGCACTGACTTTGATATCGCTCTAAAGAGGTCATAACATGGGTTGGTCAAGAACAGGCGGCGGCGGGAGTTCATTCACAGGATATACAAAGGTCGCTAACTTTGCAGCATTACCAGCAGCTGCAGATCACACTGGGGAACTCTATATAGTACTTGCCACAACTGGAGTACCGTTTGTCACATACAGGAAGAAAGGCTTTTACTACTCCGACGGTGCTACATGGACGGTTGTAGAGGATATATCAGGAATAGAGACATTGACGACAGACTCATTGACAATCGGCACATTAACTGGAATACTTAAAGGCACTACAGGGGCAGTAAGTGTAGCAAGTGCCGGGACGGATTATCAAGCACCATTGACTTTTGGCATTGCAGATACAAACAAAGTGCAAATAAACGCCGCCGATGTTGCTGATAATGATTATGCAAAGTTCACAGCAACCGGATTAGAAGGGCGTTCGTATTCAGAAGTTTTAAGCGATATAGGCGCACAGCCTGCTGGAAGTTATGAAGCCCCTTTAACATTTGGAAATGGTTTAACCCGCACAGTCAACGCCGTAGCTAACGACTTGATAACCGGTATTGCAGGCGGCCAGACTATCATCGGCGGGACTGCGACGGGTGAAAACTTATTATTGCAATCAACCAGCCATGCAACAAAAGGGCTGATTGCTCTAGGCAGTCTGACTACCGGCTTGCTTCATAATGAATTAAACAGTTACACAGGAGCCGGAACAGCAACGCCAAACGCTAAACTAGAAGTCCTATCCACCACAGAACAAATCAGAGCTTCATATAGTGCAGCGGTTTATACTTCGCAAACTACAGACTCAAGCGGATACTATAACCTTACTAGTACAGGCGGAAGAGCTAACCTCTACCTAGACATTGCTACTGATCAATATTTAAATAGTGATACTAATACATTTTTGGGTGTAAATGTCGCTGGAAGCGGAAACTTAGCACATAGCACAGGGAATGAGGGTTGGTATAACGTAGCTATTGGACTTGATGCTTTTGTATCTGTTACTACTGGATCACAAAACGTAGCTGTTGGAAACAACGCGTTACGTTCAAATACGACAGGAATTCAAAACCAAGCAATCGGAGCAAATGCTTTATATGCTAATGTGGACGGTAGTTATAATATGGCTTTCGGCATTGCGGCATTAAGATTTAATATTGGAGGTGATTTTAATGTAGCTGTTGGGCCAATAGCTTTGTATCAAAACACAACAGGTGACGCAAATGTTGGAGTAGGTTATTTTGCGGGGAGATGGAATGAAACAGGAAATTATAATGTTTCAGTCGGGAGAGAAGCCCTTGAAGGTGTAAGTGGTAATTCATACACTGGAAATGTTTCAATAGGGCATCAATCTACAACGGTAATTACAACAGGAAATTATAATGTTGTAGCGGGTTATAGGGCTGGTTATGTTCTTACAGAAGGGAATAATAATATACTACTTGGCTACCAAGCTGGCGACAATATAACAACTGGAAGCTCAAATATAATAATTGGAGATAATGTAAACGCTCCAGTAGCCACAGGTAGCAACCAACTAAACATAGGGAATACTATTTACGGTGATTTGAGTACTGGTTATATAGGAATAGGAACGGCAACACCAGCAACTAAACTCTACATAGCAGCTACAGCCACTCAATTAACTTTAGCTTATACTTCTGGGGTTACGGGGACACTAGGTGTTAATAGTAGCGGGTATTTAAACATCAACACTACAGGTGGTAGGGTTGGGATAGGAACAGCAACACCTACTGCAAGATTACATTTACCAGCAGGAACAGCAGCAGCAGGGACATCCCCTTTGAAATTTACTTCTGGGACAGCTCTTACAACACCAGAGTCAGGAGCAATAGAATATCATGATAGTAGAATTTGGATAACAAATAAAAGTTCTAGAAAAGCTATAGATAGGACAAGTGATGTAAAAATAGATACAACTACTATAACAGATACAACTACAGAAACAACAGTATTTACAGGATTAGTTCCAGCAAATTCAATGGTCGCAGGAAATATTTTAAAACTTGAAATGTTTGGTACTATTGATGAAGCAGCTGCAGCTGATGAAGTAACTATTAGAGTTAAAATTGGTACAACTACTATGGCAACTATATTAAGCCCAGCCTCAGGAGTTACAGCAAAATGTTGGCATATTAAAGGTTCTGCAATATTAAGAACTGCTGGAGCATCAGGTAGTATGGCATGGCATATTGATATGGACGCAGCAGGAAATTCTAATGATGTTTGTGGAATTGATACAATTGATACAACTGCATCAGAAAATGTAATAATAACAGCTGAATGGAATAATGCTAAAGCAGGAAACATATTCACTTGCACAGGCGGATTTCTGGAGTATAAAAATTAATAGGATAACAAAATGGACATATTAGGATTTATCGAAACACAGGAACCAGTATTAAGCTGGACGAGTGCTAAAAAATTAGAGTTAGGAGATAGATTTTGCAAGGCAAGAGGTTATCAAGAACTCATTGATGATGGAGAATGTGGGTCAATCCCTAATCCACAAACTAAAAAAGAGTTTATGAATAAGGATATTCTTGGTTACATTAAATTAATGGTAAACAGCAACATAAGGCAAGAAGCTATAGACACTTTAATTTATGACGAAATAACATTTGACTAAGGATAAAAATGATAATCAAAGTTGATGAAGAAGGAATGAAGGGAACTAATAACTGGATTTACGATTCTGTGGACACAGTCACAGGGAAACATTTACGAATAGACATGGAACTTATGATGAAAGCAATCAATGAAAAGTTTGGTTGGGACTTTGTAAAAGAATTTACTATATAAAAAAGGGGATTGTAATGGAATTAGAATTTAAAGTAACGATGGAAGAGGCAAATTTAATTCTTCAGGCTCTTGGAGAAGTGCCAGCCAAATTATCAATGGTATTGATTGGCAAACTACAAGAACAGGCAAAAGAGCAGATTGACAATACAAGAGCTGTTGAATAATAAAATATATCGTGTGTTGAGGATTAAAATGAAATGGAAGTACAAAATATTGATATCTTTATGTTACTTAGTCGGGTGCAGCTGTTTCTCTTTGGCGTTATTTTTACCGCAGGCAGTCAAGTTGTCAAGCACCAGTGTGCAATACATGGAAGAATCTCATGTATCAGAGCGACCTGCAAAGAAAGAAATAGTACAGACGGAAAAGAAAAAAAAGAATAAAAAGCCCGTAAAATTTGAAACTGAAACGGCTTGCAATAATTGAGGTGAAAATGAAAAAATTAAAAATGTACATAATGAACATTCTTCTGGGCATAGATCAACTTGCAAACGTGATAATGTTGGGAGACCCTGATGAAACAATTTCAAGCAGAGCGGGCAGAGTGTGGCCGAATTCAACATGGCGAAAATTTATCGATAAGTTGTTTTTCTGGCAAACAAACCACTGTCACAAAGCTATTGAATCAGGAGAGGGGAAGAGGGATTTACTTTTCCCGGTTGAATGAGCTGGACGCAATCAGAAATAGACATATATAACAGAGCTTTGGCAAATGTGGAAGCGACTAATAAAACATTGGCTAGGGCTTATATTCTTATGCAAAAAGATATCTCTGAAAAGCTTAAACAATTCTATAGATCAATCGATCCATCATGGTCACAGCAATATCAAGCGCAGCGGTTAACAGAACTCTTCAAGCAAATCGATATTAAACTAAGTGCGCTTACCGGATTAACCACCACAGAGATAGAACGGGCTTATTTGCAGCAATTCAGATCAACATTTTATAGTTATGCTTTTGACCTATCTGGATATTATGCAACCGGGAATGAATACCCTGTTTTGCCATTCTCAACACTGAATAACCGCGCTATAATTGCATCATTGGATGAACAGATCGGAGCAAATAGCTTTAGAGATATTGTAAGAAACCAACAAACTGCATTAAGAGAATCTCTCCGCGAACAGGTGGCATTATCTGCCGGATTAGGTGAGAGCATTCCACAGTTAACCGCACGATTAGACGCTATTTTCGGGAGCTCAATTTCAAGGGTGGCAACAACTGCACGAACAGAGCTTTTGACTGCTTTATCATTAGCGCAAGAGCAGGCAGTTAGTGAAGCCCGGGCAATGGGTATAAATTTCGTCTATGTATGGACAGGCAGAGCGGACGCAAGGGAACGAGACTCTCATAGGGCAATGAATAACAAGAAGGCAAGAGAGTTTTATCCTAATGGAGATCCATTATTTAGAGTTGGTGCAAGTATAGGAATAGGGCCGAGGCTTTTAAGCGGGCCGGATCAAGCCGCGCAGAACATTAACTGCCGGTGTAGGCGTGTAAATATACCCGGTAATTTTGACGATGTTGACGAATACCCGACAATGACGGTATCGAATAGCAGAGATCCGGTTATAGATTATGAATCTGCAATTTCAGGATGGATGACCCAAAGAGGATATTGAAACGAAAAGTACTTGACATTTTCCTTAAATACTATAATTGTCAAATTATTAAATACTAAAGAACTAAACAAGGAGTTTATAACATTATGGCAGACGAAATTAAAGAGGTTGAACTTACAGAAGGTCAAACTCCAGAAATTCAAGAGTCAAAAGAATTATCAATAGACGAAGTTAAAGAACAGGCAAGACTTGAAACAGAAAAGAAATATAAGGAATTACTATCAAGCAGGGATAAAGCTAACACAGACTTGAAAAAGGAATTACTTGCAACTAAAACAGCAGAAGAACAGGCAAAGTTTAAAATTGACGAAGAGAGAAAAGAATTTCTGAAAGAAGTGGCCGATATTACGGCAAAGAACATAGGCCTTGACGATAAGTTTTCAAGTCTTATTAAGGGAAATTCTAGAGAAGAATTGAAAGAGTCGGCCGAACTAATTAGATCTTTTAAGGACTCTATAACAAAAGATTATGAGAAGCAAATAAAGACTCTTACAGAAGAGTTGAATGTCTTAAAGGCTAACACGCAAGCACCGGCGGCAGGAAATACAACACCCCCGGCTACTTTGCAGAGTGCCTATCAAGACGCAATAAAAACGGGTAACATTGCACAGCAAAACGCAATAGTCAGAGCAGCGGCACAGCAAGGAGTTACCTTAAATTAACGAGGTATAAACATGGCAGCAACTACAGCAACAGCACAATCGTATAATGATACAAACGTCATCGGTCAGGTTTTTCAAATTGGTGCAACCAAAAACACAGGTAAATTTCTGGCTGCAATAGGCGGTCTCAATGGCGCAAGAAGAGTAAATTCACAGACATATGATATGTCGGCGTCATATTCACTTGATACTGCAAGTGCAACAACTAATTTACTTTCAGAAACCGCATCACTCACCGCAAATTCGGCGAAGTTTTACGCTAAAACACCTGTAAGCAATCAAGTGCAAATAAACAAATATGATATCATTGTTTCAGATTTAAGAGAATCAGCAAAAAGGCAAATTGTATCAAGTACATTTGTTTCTGATAATCTCCCTCTAGTTTCAGAGTTTGACGTTCAAGCGGCACTTATGCAGGCACAACTTGCAGCAGACTGGGAAGCGGTATGTATTAAAGGATCATATGTTGCACGTTCAGCAGTTGGAACCTCAGTGGCTTGTGGAGGTCTTCTTGATTCTACGGTCGGGATTCAAACAAACACAGAAAACGCATCTTCAGCAGCACTTGACTCTGGCATGATCGCAAGTCTACTTGTTAAGATGGCAGCAGCAGGCGCACCGATGGACAACATGGCTATTCTTGCACAGCCTAAATACATCGATCAGCTTCAGGCGCTATACGGATTCATGCCACAGGATAGATTTGTAGGCGGTGTTCAACTCAATACTATTTTCACCACTTTCGGCCCAGTGTCTCTAATATGGTCAAATGCGGTTACTGATAATAACCTCATCATTGTCGATCTCGCTTATGTTCAGCCGGTTGTAATGCCTCATTATACCGGAGCAGATATATTGATGAAAGAATATTCAGACGGAACAGCAGCGCAAAAAGGATATATTCAGGGTTATATCGGTTGTGATTTTGGCCACGAAAGCTATCATGGCAAGGTTTACGGATTAGCATAACATCGGAACGAATGCCGGGGTAATTACCCGGCTACGATAAATTAAAGAGGTAATAAAATGGCAGTAAAAAGTAAAAACCCAAAAATAGCAATTAAAAACCCGGATATGAGGCAGTATGTAGCCGGCCAAGTAACTGTACCACAAATGACCGCTACAGCAGTAATAATTCCAGCCGGAAGACTTGTTGAATATACAGCGGGTGAAATTAAAATAGGTACTGAGCAAAATACAGCGGTCATGGGTGCGATAAGAAATTCATGCGCATCAGCAGGAAAGCAAGACGTTGAATTTGGATTTGTTCCGGTAATGGCAGGATCTCCGGTTGCAGTTGGTGACAGGATAGCCCCAAGAGCAACCGGATATATCGGTAAAGCACAAACATCTCAGGCGTCATTGCTAACAGCAACAGCAGGAGGTGGATTTACTAACCAACCTACTAATGACGGTATAGAAATTGTATCATCTGATAATACAGATTTAACCCAGACGATAACACTATATGGGACATTAAACGGGGCCGCAACGGTACTTGTCACAGAAACGCTAACGCTTACAGGAACAACACAACTTGACTCTGCTCATCTTGACTGGGATGTTCTACTTGGCGCAAGATTATCCGCAGTGTGTACTGGAACTATAACAATCAGAGAGGCAAGCGCAAACGCAACAATTACAACAATTGCCCCTGCTGCCCTTACTGCTGGAATAGCAGCAGCAACAGCATCGAATGCGTATGGTCTTATTCCCAGACATGATGCGAGTGACACAACCACAGCGGCAATATGCTTAAGAGGTACAGGTCTTGACGGCGTTGCAATAGAGATTGTTGACGCTCTTAACGATACGACCGAAGAAGATCATGGCACAACACCATTTGCAACAGTTACAGAGATACTACTTGGAGCAGTTGCAGGTACACGGACAGTAACAATATTATCAAACGAAGCAACAGACGCATCAGCCTATTGTGGAATCGCTCTCCAAGATACTACCGTATCAGGCGTGCCCGTAGATTGCTGGCTAAAACCATACTGGATGTAATTTTTGTAAATCCCCTTTACGGAGGGGATAAATAAGCATTACAGGAGAGAAAATGATCCTAACAATTGCACAATATAAGTCTTTACTCGGAATAACAAGCACCGCAAACGATACACAGATAGCGGCACTTATTCCAGAGGTTGAATCTAAATACCTTCAGATTAGGAACATCCCTTTTCTACAAGTCCAGGGCGATTTGACAACATCGGATAAAACTGTAACTAATCTCAGAATATATCCATATACGTTTGAGCCTGAGTTAATGACCGGAACGGGAAGAACATCTTTATTCCTTAACCGCATGGAATATCTATTTAACTCTACAAATTCAATTGATAATTATATAACCGATATTGATACAACATATAACACGATTGAAATAGACACAGCGGCGACAACTACCGCTACAGACGTAATATTTACAGTATATCCACAAGGTGCGAAACTTACAGCTGCGAAGATGATCCAATATTTAATGAACAGCAATTCAATGTCAGGCTTAACCGGTGAAAGTGTCGGTTCTTACTCATGGAGTGCATCGGGAGACGGCAACCCCTTTGGAGTTCCTAACGATATTTATAAATCGATTAAAAGGTTTATAAACATATGATACAAGATTATTTTAACACTTTATTCTCTGTCAATAGGTTCAGTGAGTGGACAGCTCCTGACTGGGAACCCGCCTACGCTTTGCAAGATGAATTGTATTGCTTGATTGACCGGAATAGTAGTAACCGGCAATGGACAGAAAAAGGATCTGTAATACAGATTGATTCTAAACTATATTGCAATTCCGATGTAGCCGTAAATGAAAAAGACCGGGTTAAAACAATCGATTTACACACGTTAACTATGTCAGATGTTGCGGGATATCATAAAACAGAGGGCGGATCATGGACATTGACCTCTTCAGCAGCAGTGGGAACACCTTGCATATTTTACCAGGCCAGCACCAACACCGGAACAGGCCGTAAAGCAGACGGAAAAGAATACTCTATATATTCAAAGCATAACCCTAATATGATGGATAGGCACATCGAGCTACTACTTGAAAAGGTTGGAGAATGAGAGAGATAGCATTTAAAGATGTATCCAATATTCAGCGTAGATTTAAACTATTATTAAAAATGTCATGGTTTGAAAAAAAATATTTAAAGCTTTGGATAAAATTAAATGACCGTAGAATTTAATCATGATGAAGTTATGAAAATGTTTAAAGCTAAACGTAAAAAGCTATTAACATTGACAGGTCATCAAGGAGTAAATATTGCAGCCGCGCAGATAGGAGAAGATGGAAGACAACATTGGGACATTGGACTTTCCGCGAACAGCAAAAACTTTGAATTTATAAATGATGAAACTATAAGAATAAACGCGGGAACTAATTACGATGTTTACCTGGAAAGACGATTTGGAATTATGGTAAGAATGAGAGATATTTTAATTCCATATATGGCAAAGTATGAAGAGGAGGTTTTCGGTGGCTAATATATCGCTGAAAGATAATATATATACATATTTAGCGGCTGAGACCGCTTTAACAGCTCTTCTTGATACGGGCGGGATCGGTTGGGGACAAATGCCAGATACTGCGGTAACTAAAAAGATGATTACTTATACTATGATAAGTGATGTGAGAACACCGGAGAGTCAGTTTAGAAATCAGCGCTGGAGGTTTTGGATAAGTTTTCCGGCTGGAGGAACAGCTCCAAAGAATTCATGTTTAACCGCCGGCAATCAGCTTTTAACATCCCTCCATAATATGCGGGGAACATTTGGTAGCACAAAAATACACTTTATAGAAAACGATTCTAATCAAGATCCTTTCTATGATAGTGTTTCAGATAGTTGGATGATAATTCAAGACTACAAATTAAAAATGAGAACACTGGAGACATAAAATGGCAAACCCACAAACTACAGAAACACCCGCTCAGGTCTTATACGGTGCGGTAAAAGTCGAAGTATCAGCATCAGCTAACATGGCGGCGGCGGTTGACATAGGAGCTGCAAACGGCGTTAAATACACCGAAGAAATGAAAGTCTCAACCCTTGAAAATGATAATGCAGTTGACAGGGATATCGTGACTGAGCAAAAAGGCATGATCGAGTTTGAGCAGATACAAATGTTAAACGAACCGGCCAGAGCAATAATGAGAGGTTCGCTAGACACTATTGTTGCAAATGCCGGTGTTTTAGTTCCTGCAGCAAGTCAAACATCTGCAAGTGGAGATTGGTCATACAACGAGTTTATCCCCTTTGAAAATCAAAACGGTGACGGGACTATCATCGCAGTAACAAGCGTAACGGGCGGCACAGACGGCCCTATTGTTGCCGAGACTGATTATTTTGTTACACTCATTGATGGAGTTTATGGCATAATCATTATTGACAGCGGAACAGTCACCACAGAGTCACAAGCATTTGTTATTGTATACGCTTACACTCCATCAGCAAGCACAGATTATTATACAGGTGGAAAATCTGAACTCCCTTATTTTTATGTTAGACTAACAAATGAGAATGAGGACGGAGACCTGGTAGTATGGCAGACACTCGGAAAATGTAACCTAATGAAGGGAGACGAAATTGTATTTAAGAAATACAACGCGGACGACACTAGAGTACCGATTCCGGTATCTATACAAGTAAGACAAGATATTACTTTGGACAGTGGCAAGCAGCTCATGAAACGCACTGTTACACCGTACGTATAGGATAACTATTATGGCTATTATTGACCTAAGACACCTGATAGAACCTGAATGCGATGTGATAGAATTTATCGGCAATGAAGACAAACAGTTGTACAAATTGCCGATAAGGAAAACAATGGGAATGTCCTTGATGTTATCACAGTATATGCAAGAATATCAAAAAGGGAAAGATCCGAAAAAGTATGATGTAATGGATAATATTGAAGTGGCTTATTTTATTATTACATCTTGGTTGCGGGGGAATTACCCTGATAAAACATTACAGTGGGTTAAAAACAATCTTGCGGATGATCTTTTTACTGAGCTTTCAAGGATTGCAACGGATTTGTTTTTCCCAAAGTTGAAGGCGACCGTCCAGCCGAAAAAGGGACGGAAACAGCGCAGGTCTTAGGTCGATATATAGCTTTAGTCATGAATGTTTTCCCCTCTTTTAGTCTCGATTATTGTTTGAGGCTTGAGAGGGAAACATTTCATTATTGGCACAGAAGGGCGATGGAAATATTTTACGCAACAGCTGAACGAGCGATTAAAGATATACCTGAAATTGAAGACGGAAAAGTTGACGACGATACATTTGAAAAACAAGAAAAAAGACTACGAGCCAAAATTGACGCAATAGAAAAAAGCAAAGAAGGAACAATCAATGGCTGATAAAGTAGGTAGCGTATATATAGAGATTCAAGCAAAAATGGGGAGTCTTGAAAGGGATCTTCAAAATCTTGAATCAAAGCTTAATACAACTAACCAAAAAGGAAAACAGCTTGGCAATACCTTCGCCGATATGCGGTCAATCCTTGCGGGATCTGCCTTAATAGGTGGGATTGTTGGCATAGGTAAAGCCGCACTTTCAGCAGCCGCAGATATGGAGAAAAATCAAGTTGCTTTTTCTACTATGCTAGGCTCTGCAGAAGAAGCAAATAAACTATTGCAAGAAATGACAGACTTCGCAGCCTCTACACCATTTCAGCTTCCGGAAATAGTAAATGCTGGTAAACAGCTTTTAGCCTTTGGAGTATCTGCAAAAGATATAATCCCCACATTGACAAAACTTGGAGACATTTCCGCCGCTTTAAATATTCCTGTGGGAGAATTATCAGACCTATACGGTAAAGCAAGAGTACAGGGGACACTTTATGCAGAGGACTTAAACCAGCTTGCAGGCCGTGGAATACCGATTTTCACAGAGCTTGCAAAAGTTACTGGAAGAAATGCAGATGAAATTAAAAAGATGGCGTCTGAAGGAAAAATTGGTTTTAATGAGTTAGAAACCGCAATTACCAATATGACAAAAGAGGGATCACAATTCGGCGGTCTAATGGAAGCACAGTCAAAAACTCTTGCCGGTCAATGGTCAAATTTTAATGACGCTCTTGAACAAACATCAATAATAATAGGAAATCAAATAATGCCAGCGGCCAAAACATGGCTTGAACTTGCTGGAAACATTTTAAATATAGTCAAAAACT